GCATTAAGTAATACCATTATAACTGGTAATAAAGGTGACGTTTGTAGCGGTCTTGGTACAATATCTGGATTTAGTGAAATAAGAGGTTCTGTATATGGGGAAAATGATACAAACGCTGAAGGCATTTTCGAAATTTACAAAGACACAATAGCAGTAACAAATTCTTCGAGAACTGAAGGTTCAAAAATATATAGCAGGTCAAAAAATATAAATTTACTAACGAACACTAACATAGGTCCTACTTCAGATACTGTATCAGTAAAACTAAGCGTTACGATAGGTACATTCATAATTAAAAACAGAAACATCTACATATTTAGGTAATTTAATCGTAATTATAAATAAACGAAATATAGTTGAATATTAATTATAAACAGGAAGATGTCAATGATTGAAGCAAAAAAAGAGAAGCCTGATAAGAAGGTCGCAAAAAAGACTTATAAGTCTTTTGACCCTAAGAAATTTATAGACACAGAACCTACTTTAAAAGAGGCAGTTAAAAAACATCTTGCTGTAATTACATTTGGGCGAATGAATCCTATTACTTTAGGTCATGAAAAATTAGCAAATAAAATCGCTGCAACAGCAATCAAGATGAAAGGTGAACCGCTAATATTCCTTTCACACTCAACTGACGCAAAAAAGAATCCATTATCATATGAAGATAAGTTTATGTTTGCTCAAAAGGCATTCGGCAAAATGGTTGTCAAATCAAAGGCTAAACAGATAATTGAAGTTGCTCAAGAGTTGCAAAATTCCTACAACAACCTCATTATGGTCGTTGGTAGTGATCGAGTAGAAGAGTTTGAAAAGATATTAGAAAAATATAATAAAAAGGAATTTACTTTTGATTCTGTAGGTGTTGTATCGGCAGGTCAAAGAGATCCTGATGCTGAAGGTTTGGAAGGTATGTCTGCATCTAAGATGAGAACACTCGCATCTGACAACGATTTGGAAAGATTTAAAAAAGGTTTACCTAGTAAATTACAAGGTTCTGCTGGAAAAGTTTTAAATTCGGTTCGTAAGGGAATGGGATTGTCGGAAGACCTTGAACATGAAGATAGCGACGAATTGGATGAAAGAGTGTTGGACAACACACAGCGCCGTAAAATGTCGATGTCCATACGCAAAAATAAAGCAAAAATTAAAAAAGGCCGTGAACGTGCTGCTCGTAAAAAAGCGCCACTTGAAAAATTAAAAGGTCGTGCCAATAAACAAGCATTGGGTGCATTAAAGAAGAAGTTCTCTCAAGGCAAATCACCTGATGAAATGTCAACCGCACAAAAAAATCAAATATCCAAAAAGATTGACAGAATACCAAAGGGCAGACTCGCAAGAATATCTAAGAAATTATTACCTGCCGTAAGGAAAAAAGAACAAGAAAGATTTGCGAATAGGAATAAAAACGAGATGTTTGAAGATTTTATGAAAGATCGATTAAACGAAAGTTTTGAAGACTTTATGGAATCTCGGTTTATCGAGGAAGCATCTTTAGTTGATATGAAACCAAAAAAGCGCTTTCACATGCTATTGAATAAAGATAATTCATGTAAAATCGATAAAAGATTCAAGATGTATAAAGTTGCAAGTGTTCCTTACAAAGATGGCGAACCTGCTATGGTCCAAGAAGATTCTGAAAACGTAATGGCTTCAATATTGGATCTTCAGGAATCGGTTGAAGATTACATGAACGAGGCTCCATTTGGAGGTAATACAAATTTTCTTAAGGATTTGTTTCCAGAAGTAGAACGTTGGTTTGATCGGACAATTCGCTCTAAAGAATATAAAGCAGCATTGGGACAATATTTAAAGTTCAAAAAAGATGGTGTTAAAGATGCACTTGTCAGAGCCGCGAAGGTTTGGAATGTTGATGCTAGAACACTTGACATCTATTACGATAAAATGGTTTCTGCTGGAGTTATGAAAGAAAGCAATAATCAAAAATTCGAAAAATTTATGGCAGAGAAATCAGGAGCTGGATGTGAAGGTACTGACGAACTTGTTAAAAAGCTAAAGAAAGATACACCTAAGGAAGAGAGCAGTGTCAAATACTAACGAAGATATGAGTTCTGATGCTCTTGCGATAATGCAAGATGTTGGCGCAGACCTTAAAAAATTAAAGAGTGAATTACAAACATCTGATGCAGGCAGTGAAGACTGGAAAGTTCGTCTGTTAAAAATAGCATCGACTATCACTGCAGAAATTTCTCCAGACAACGAACCGCCAACCGACGACGGCGACCCCGAGGAAAAGCCCGAACCTAAGAAGCCTGCACCTAAAAAGCCCGAACCAAAAGAAAAGCCTGCACCCAAAAAGAAAGAACCAATGAAAGAATCATTCAGTAAAGGTGATAAAGTTATAATCAAAAATGCAAAAAGCTATGACGTATTTAGAAAAGCAACTGAGACTGGCACGGTTGTTGGTAACGTAAACGGAAAGGTTAATGTAAAGGTTGGTACTGGTTCTATGACGGTGGATTCTAAAGACTTGGTTAAGGAATCTTTGGACGAAGGTTCAAAAGACTGGGACAGTAGATTTCAGAAGAATTCTAGAAGTAAAGAACGTAATGCCGGAGAAGATTCACCAAAAGAAAAACCGCGCATAAATAATGCTATATATAGCTTATATGTAGACGGCAAACCTCTGAAATTAGGTGGCAAAGAAGTAACAGGTAAAGTAGAAACGCTAAAGAAAACAGCCGCAACTTTAATGAAGAAACCTTTCAATAAAGATAAAAAATTCACGCTAGAAAAAATTAAAGACTAATATCACACAGGAAATAAAAATGAAGACATTCAAGCAATACGTCGAAGCAAAAAAGATGAAAGGTGAAGATCCTTGCTGGAAAGATTACGAGATGATCGGCACCAAGAAAAAGGGTGGGAAGGAAGTTCCTAACTGCGTGAAAAAAGAATCGAATAAATAGGAGTAATTATTAAATGAACCTATCTAAAGAGTTGGAAGAAGACAAGAAAATTGTCCCAGTAGGAAAATTATATGGCGATATCGACGGATATGAACATTTGAATGATCGCAGAATCGCAATCCGCAAAGCTATGGATCAAAGATTGGAAGAAAAAAATTATTATTTCAATGACATGAACCGTTTTGTACCAAACGAATAAATAAATAAAACAATAGGAATAAATAACATGAATAGGTTTAAAGATATGCAAGAAAAATCAGACCCAAGAGAAACACTTATCTCTAGCGCCAGGTCTCACCTAATACAAGCGAATTCTGATGTCGTAAAAATACTAAAGGCCGCGAAAAGTAGCAACGGTAAAAATATGGCAAAAGCTATAATGAAAGATGTCAATAAGTTACAAGGCGATCTGAAGCGAATGGGTGATGAGTTGAAAAAGACTATCGGCGAAGATTATGAAGATCTCGATGAGAAAAAGAAACTTGATCCAGTCGGCAAAGCAGACGGTGATATCGACAACGATGGTGACGAAGATGAATCAGATGATTATTTGAAGAAACGCCGCGCTGCAATCGGTAAAGCGATGAAAGAAGCATTACGTGTCAGTATAAATGAAGCGACGAAATTGCATAATTAAATGTGATGAAGTTTCAACAGAAAGGACATGGCAGAAAATGAAGGTTCCTGTCCTAAATGTAATGATTCTACGAAAGTCGTAGGTGTATAAATTTATCAAACTTGGAGAATAATTATGGGGTTTATAACAGCTGCATATGCAATCTGGTCTTGGGTACAGCGTATTAAATTTGCCAAATGGGCAATCTGCGCATACAAAGATTACAAACAGAAAAAAGAAGACGAGAAAATTACAGAAGATTCAGAAGAAGTTGAAAAAGAATCTCCTATAATTGAGTCGACAAAGAAAAGTAATAAATAAACATAATAACAATAACTCTTTAAAGGAGAGTCTACAATGGCACAATGGGGAAATACAGATACATTAGCAGACGCACCAGTATGGTCTGAAAGCATTAACAATACATATCTTGTTGATACAACGGAAGCTGTATTAGCTGCTAATCGCGCAAATGGGATTAAAACCCCAGGTTGGAATTTATATACAACTTATACAGATCAGAACGGAAATACTAGACGTAAAGTTGAAATTCTAGTTCCGATGAAAGTCGCGCAAGCTGACGCTGGTGACGATGGAGTTACTGGTGACACGAATGATGAAGACGCAGTTGTTGCTGACGAATAATAAGGACAATATTTAATTATGTATTTGAATGAATCAACTTTTTTACTTTACGCCATGAAACATTATGACAATCCTCAATGTGTTGATATTGAGGAATTCGAAGAAGATATGAAAAGGTTTCAGTATCTTCGCAAACTTTTTGGTCGTTTTAGATCAGAGGGAGACTTGAAAGAAAGGTTGATTCTAAATCATCTGATAGTTATATATAACGTCTTTGGGTTAAATGCATCAAACATGCTATTCATGAGATTGCATGAGTATCATGAATACTTAAAACCATTTGTGGCTTATCTCAATTATATGCCAAATGTGGTCGAGTATGATTCTAAAACAATCAACAGAAGAAGTATAGTTTCTAATCAAAAGATCAAAGAAACTTTAATGGGGATATAAATGGTAGTTGACTTATTCATGGTTTATCAATTCATCCGCAAGCTGGTTAAGCCGTTTGATGAATGGGAAGCATATGATCTTGGAATTATTGATAAAGACGGTAACGTTTTAATCAAACGAAAAGATCTCTCGACCAGAGAACAGACAAAAGCGTTTGGGGTTTTCGATGTAATGATTTTAAATTTAAAGAAGTTACTCGCAAAGGTACCTGGCGGTTCATCTAAACTAGCATCCTATAGCGCGGCGCTATTTCTTATTCGTGAATGGAATCATTTTTCCGACAATTCATTACTTACAGAAGATGTTTCAGATGAACAATTAGATGAATCAATTGCAATGTTTTCCAGACGATATGTCCATTATAACACAGAACAAGAATTTGTCAACCATTTAAGTGAAGAACCTACCGTTAATGTGGGCGGTGGAGCCGTCGCTGGGTTAGGTGTTGGACCTGATGGAGAACCTGGCATAACAAAGAAGAAAAAGAAAATAACAGATATGTTGAGGAGAAAAGATGTTAAACGAAAATAAACAGAGTTTGATAGAAACCTTACGAATAGATGAAGGTGTTGTCAATGAAATATACTTGGATCATTTGGGTTATCCTACCTTCGGAATCGGTCATCTAGTTATTGAATCAGATCCCGAAAACGGATCGCCAGTTGGAACTAAAATATCACCTGCGAGAGTTTTAGAAGCTTTTGATTATGACTTTAATCGCATGATAGTCGAATGTCAAATATTATTTAAAAGTGATTGGGAAAAATTTCCTGGTGAAGTACAAGAAATTCTTGTTAACATGATGTTCAATATGGGCCGAACAAGGCTTACAAAGTTCAAAAAGATGCGTGCTGCATTGCATGCTAGAAATTACAAAAAAGCTGCCATCGAAGGAAGAGATTCTTTGTGGTATAATCAAGTAACAAACAGAGCCGAGCGACTAATGAGTCGTCTCGAGTTAATAGGATAAGTTAAATGACCAATATTTTTAAAGAAGCTGTTGATTATGCAGTAATGCAAGTTCTATCTGAAGCAGTTAAAGTGCCGGAAGGAATTACAAATTTCGCTAAAGATATGGAAGGAGAGAAGGGGAAGAATCCTAAGATACATCTCGCTACTTTTGATGGCAGTCCCATAAAAGCACAGAACACAGATCAGATATTTTTTGATGATGATGTGCCTATGACTAAATATTTCTCAAGGGGCGGGTATAAAACTTGGAAACCCACACCAGGCAAAATGCACATAATCGAAACTGATACATTTTGGTATGTTTTTGAAAGCATTCCCCGCGAATGGTATGCTATTAATAGATCTCAGTACGCCGGCAGACCTCCATTCGACTATTAATAAAAATTATAAATAGTTCATAATACACCAACAATTTTAATTAAAGGAGACAACTAATGTCTATCGAAAAAATCATACAAGAATCAATCAACGAAAATCCACTAAAAGTTAAAGAGGCTTTTGAAGAAGAAATTAACTCACGCATTCAACTTGCTCTTGAAGCGAAAATGAAAAAAATGAAAGAAAAAGACGAAGATGATGAAGACGAAGATGATGAAGATATGGATGAAAGTTACAAGAAAATGAAGGAAGAAGATGATGATGAAGATGAAGATGATGGCAAGAAAAAAGATGATGGCAAGAAAAAGAAATATAACTTCGAAAAGTAATGTTTAAAGTGCCTACTTTCGTTTACGTAATGATAGCTTTGCTTGTGTTGAGTGGTGGTGCCGTTTGGTACTACAAATCAACACAAGCACAGATCATGCAGTTGACTGCAAATAATGCAACATTGACCTCCAATGTTGCTAGAATTACTGATATAAATGTTCAGAATGTCAAAGCATTAGATGATCTTTCAAATGCTTATCAAGATGTGCAGTTAAATTATAACGGCGCTCTTGATGATTTGCAATTGATCAGAGAATCAAATAATAAACTGAATGAGCGTTTAGGTAAACATGATATTGGCGCACTTGCATCTGCAAAACCAGGTTTAGTAGAAAGAGTCGTAAACAACGCATCCAAGAAAGCATTTCGCTGTATGGAAATTCTGTCTGGCGCCCCATTAAAAGATAATGAAAGGAATGCAACAAATGGCAAATCATTTAACAGTGAATGTCCGTGGCTATTTAACGATACTGTTGCTGATACTGTCGCTAAGTAGCTGTTCTTCATTCAAACCAATACCAGTTGAGCCTGTTGTTGAGGTTCAATTTAAAGAAGTCCTACCACCCAAACCCATATTGCCTGATGCGGATAGAATATCTTTGCGCGATATTGAATGGGTTATTATTACACCTGAGAATGTGGATGAAATTTTCGCAGGCCTCGGTAGTAATGAATCAAAGGTGTTCTTTGCAATAAGTGCAGACGGATACGAAAAAATAGCACTCAATCTTGGTGACGTTCGAGCTTTAATCGAGCAACAAAAGGCCATTATAGAAGCATACGAAGACATCTGGAAATAAATATATTGACAAATACTTGATATGATGTATCATTACATCATAATTAATAGAGCAGTCAGCAATAAAAGATACTAAATATAGGTTGACAAATACTGTAAACGGTGTATAATGGTATCTTATTGAACGACATGGTGAGCAAATAGTTTTTTGTTCTTTTATGCTAAATGAAGGTTTGTAATGATTGATTTTGTTGATATACAGTATGCTCAAATGTTATCCTTCCGACTTGATGGATTCCGTATCAAGTCAACAGTCCCGTATAAAATAAATTTTCGCTGTCCTCTTTGTGGAGATTCAGAAAAAACACGCTCGAAAACCCGCGGATGGCTCATAGAGAAAGACAATCGTCTTTACTATTTTTGTCATAATTGCGGCCAAAGTAGATCATATGGGCAGTTCTTAAAAGAAATGGACATCATGATTTATAATGATTGGGTAGCAGAGAAGTTTATAAGGAAAGATGAAAAACCTAAGAAAGTAGATGAATCGCAATCTATCGAAGATAAGGAAATGCACAAAGCACCAGTATTTGATAAAGACCCGTTAAAGAAGTTGAAGAAGATTAGCCAACTGGAATGGAATCATCCGCTTAAAAAATATATTAATAAACGTATGGTACCTCCAGATCATCATTATCGAATGTATTATGCTCCAAAGTTTAGAGCTTGGATCAATGATATATTGCCTGGTAAATTCAAAATCGTGGGTAAAGATGAACCTAGGTTGGTTCTGCCTTTCCTTGACGAAGATGGGAAAATATTCGGATGTTCAGCTAGAGGTTTTGATCCCGACGGAATAAGATATTATTCTATTATGTTTTGTGATATGCCTAAATTATATGGTCTTGACTGTATTGATTTCAGGAAAAAATACCACTTGGTTGAAGGCGCTATTGACAGCATGTTTCTTAGTAATGCTCTTGCAATGGCAGGTGCTGATGGAAATATAAAAGGCCTTAAAAATATTCAAAAATCTGTGTGGGTGTATGATGCTGAACCTAGGAATAAAGATATACATAGACGTATGGAAAAAACTATTGAAGCAGGACACCAAATATGCATATGGCCCAGTAATATACCTGGTAAAGATATTAATGAAATGATTCTGAATGGTGTTGCTGATGTTGAAGAAGTTATTAACTCAAATACATATCAGGGTCTAACCGCAAAAATAAAATTAACAGAATGGAAGAAAACATGATACAAGTTACGAAACGC